CATTTGCGTTTGTTGATTTCCTTGCCCTTGACGTAGATATCCCCGTTGGGGAAGTACCAGCCATTTCCGAAACGGTGGGCTTGCTTGCCGATGTAGTCGTCGCCATCGCAGACAAAGTACATGAACCCGTTCTGCCAGCGTAGCGCCCCGGTCATCCTGAAAGCGTATTCGGTATCCTCCTGACGACCAGCCCATCCACACAGCCAAGCAGCTCCACCGGCGTGGCTCTCGATGTTCAACTGCTCAAGGCGATGGAGGTGTCCCATGCAGAACCCACCTCCAGGCGTACCGTAGATGCGAGCGTCCTTAAGCAAGGCACTCATTCCGTGTGAGAAGCCGTGGATAAAAGTGATAGGCCCGATTTTGATGAAGCCCGTCTTCACGTTGTACTTTTTGATTACCTTGCAACCGACCTTGCGCAGGGTCTGCATCATCTTGTCCAGCAAGTCCTGCATATCCTGCTTGTCCTTGATGGAGTCCGTGCTGGAGATGATTTGCCTAATTCTGTCGTCGTGGTTACCGAATAAAAAATGTGTGGGTTTGTATCGCTCAACCCAACGGATGCCCGCTTCTAGATCTTCCTCAAGCCCCTCACGAGCCTCACGGGAGGTCTTGTCTACGCCACGCCTAGCCCAGCGGAAGTCCCAGTTGTCGCCTAGGTGTACCCGATACTTTGGCTTCACCCGGGCCACGAACTCCATGATGGCATCGAGCGTATCCTCGCAAGCCAAGTCGCCGTGGTTGTCGCCCATAGCGACGATATCATATTTATTGCTCATTGGTTCGGATGCAGAAGGTGTCGTTGCGGACTAGCCGGAACTGGTCTGTGGTCATATGACGGATGATACCGTCCTTGTCCAACGCCACAGCAAATACGTCATTTGAGAACGTACCGCCATCACGAACATAGATGAGCATCCCATAGCCCAAGTCGGTCTCGACAGGCATGGGGTTACGGAACTCGTAAATCACGAGTGTCCCCCGGTAGCCCGGAGTGGCGTGGGTAGATCGTACCGCTGGCAGTAGTAGTACAGACCACGCCTGGTAGTGCCAGCCATCCGGCAAGCCTTGCTTACCCCGTGTTTCAGCGCCAACTCATATGCGATGCGAGTCCGCAAGCCGTGTCGGGCATTGGAGTACTTGCCTTCCTTGATTAGCTGCCGTGCCTGTTCGACCAGACCATCCCCTCCCCAGGTAACGGGAAGGTTGTTATCACGGACGTAGCGGAGGATTGAACAGGTCGGCACACCCCAAGACTGGGCGGCTGCCGTAAGGCTCGACTTGCTTTTCTCAATCATCTCATAGGCCCGGTGCAGTCGGCTGGTCGGCTTGATGTTAATTTCCTTGGTCGGTTCTTCGACCTTGGGTTGCATCGCAGCCATCAACTGCCGGACACGATTTGGCGACAGTATCTTGCTCATCGGTTGATACGCAGAGCGTACTGGAGGATTTCCATAATCTCGTCGTCGGAGAGTCCGTCGGGAAGCCGAACCTCGCTCTTGGTCGAGAACTCGTGGGTGTGCTTAGAGCCGGTCTTCTCGTCTAGGAACGAGAGATCGTCTTCTTCGTGCGTGGGTTCCATAGGTTAGAACGGAACGTCGTCGGAGGGAGCCTCGTCGATGATTACCTCGTCCTTGCTGGCGGTGGGCAGACCTGGCATCGGCTTGTAGGCTTCAGAGGACTGGTCGAGGGCATCACGGAACGCCTTATCCTTGAGGCTAATCTTGCCGTTGTAGGGCTTCGGCTGGTAGTTCTCACGCCACCACTTGAGGGAAGCGGGAGGCAGCTGACCAAGGGTCTGGCCCTTCTGCTTGCCAAACGGGACAACCACGGTGCGCCAAGTGCCATCAGACTCCACGGGAGCCGGTGCGGCTTGCGTAGATTGGACATGGCTATTCTCCGCATTTTTGCGTACATTAGCCGTGGACTCTACGAAGTCTTCAACAGCATAACCTACGGACTGGGGAGAGGCATTACCACCGCCAGCCCAAGCCGGGAGTTGGGGCGGGTTCCAGCGGAAGCGAGTCTGGTTCTTAGTCTTGCCCTCGTACTTACCCTTGGGGTCGATGACAGCCCACGCTTCAGGGAGGTCATACAGATATCGCCCGACCCCCAGGTTCACGACGGCTCGCTTCATAGCGCCAGAAGCAGCAGACTTGAACGGGTCGATGTCGCCATTGGCTTCAACGGAACAGGAGCCGGTCACGGAGCGATAGGGGAACAGGACAACCGGGCCTTCGGCGGAGGTTTCCATCTTGGACTCGATGGTGATGGTTACGGTGCAGACAGCCTGGTTGCCGATCTGCTTGAACTCCTCGCTGTGAGACCAGTTCATGCCGTATACGTCGTCGAGGCGTTCCATAGCAGCACGGTTGTCGATGTAGCACAGGCACTTCGCCCAGATGCTACCGTCCTGCTTTTCGCCGGAGGATTGAAGTCGCCATTCGATGCGGTCAGCAGGGAACGGGGCGCGGAGTTTGGTGATGATTTCGTTGCTCATATGTTTGTTTGGGTGAGATTAGTCGAGGTCGATGGTGAGGTTGAAGTGTTCGCAGATGGAGGACTGCTTCTGATACGACTGCCAGGTATCGAAGGAAGCCTCTTGGGAACGCCAAGCTGCATTGAAGGCATCCAGTACATCCGGGTCAAGGTCACGTCCGTGGTGGGAATGGAACTGGCGCAGAGCGTGAAAGACCTTGTTCAACTTGTCGGATAGGTAGACGATCTGCATATCCTTGTCGTGGATTTGAGTCTCCGCCTGTTCGACTGAGGCGGAGGCCAGACGCAGGATGGACTTGAGGTCAGGGATGGGCTGGCTCATCAGATGGAGGCTTTGCGTTCAGCGTGGAACTTGAACAGGTCGGAGTTGTAAGCCTTGAGCCTACCCTTAATCATAAGGTTGTAGTACTTCTTGCTGCCGTTCTTCTTGGGCTTCAGGCGACGGGCCACCGTGCCGTCGGACAGCACGATGTAACTCGTGCCTTCCAGGTCGGTGATGGACTTGACGCTCTTGCTGGGGCGACCTAGCCGGGACTTCGTCTGCACACCGTGGACGGCGTTGTAGAGCCGATCCATACGGATGAGGAGACTTTGGATGTTAGACTCAAGGACGTTGAGTCGGTTCTTGATGATGTTACTCATGTGTGTGTTGGGGGGAAGGTTATCGGGAAAGGATGTTGTAGGCCCGGCGCATGATGGCACGACGCTGATGAGTGAGTCGCTCGTTGGCAGGGTTAAAATCATACTGCATCGCCCCGGCGAAGCCCATGTTGTACGCCATGTACAGACGCAGGGGAGTCGGCTTGATGTTGGCAGCTAGTAAGCGGGACTCGTACCACTTGAGCAAGCCCCAGGCTACCTTAGCACTTGTGTCGAAATCAAAAGCCTTGATGCGATAGTTGCTCTCGTCGAGATAGGGATATCCGTGGGTGCGTAGATAGGCGATGCCATCAACCCAAGCGGAGTGCTTCAACTGGAAAGCACCGGCTTCACCGTTCCTGCCGACTGCCTGATCGTTGAGGTTCGACTCGATGATGGCGATGTTGTGGAGCAGGGCATCGTCAACAATGGACTTCTGCTCGCTGGCGCAAGCCGTGCCTCCGAGGATTAGTGCGAGGAGATACTTCATAAGGATAGAAGGGAGATTGGGAACCTATCGTGAACTCGTCAATATCTTTTTTTGATATCTTCGACGAATAGTTTTAGGGCTTGTTCACGGGCCTCCCGGAGGTGTTTGCAGATGCGTTCATCCATCGGCTTGTCCCAGAGGCGACGCATCCAATGTTCACACGTGCAGTTGTTCTCCAGGATGCAACAGGTGTAGTGCTTGTCAGGCTCCGACTGACTTGACACACGCCACATAACGAAGGGGTGTCGGGACGGGAGCTGCTCAAGCGTGAACGGCGTGGTAGTACTCACGGATGCGACGGAGGAGAGCCTCTCCTGTTTCCTTGTTGTTAAACCTGTCGAGGAGGGTTGTGCCATTGTAGTTGGTCGTGATGATGGTGGGTCGCAGATTGCTGGTTCGCTCGTCGATGATGGCGAACAGGTCAGCCTCAAGCCGTGCCGTCAGTCGCTCCTTCCCCAGATCGTCGAAGGCGAGCAACGGGACGGTGCAGAAGAAGTCGAGTACCTGTCCGTGCTTGTGGTCTTCAAAGCCCTTCTCGATGGAGGCTTCCAGTTTCCGCATAGGCAACCAGATTGCCCGGTCAGGGAAGTTCTGCAACCAGAGCCGGTTAAATATGAGCCAAGCCGCCCTCGTCTTACCCGTCCCGGTGGTTCCGTGGAGCAGGATGCTGACCTTGTCCGAGGGAGACCATCCAGTGGCAACCCTAAGCCCGCTAGGGAGCAAGGAGAGGTCTGTATTGGTGAACGCCTTGGGATAGTCCGGGTGACACTCAAGCCAAGATAGGCCGTGCTTCGCCATCACATCCTTGTAAACCCACGGATGCTCCCAGTGCTGAACCTTGTCAGCGTCGGCGCAGACCTGACAGACCTGGTACTTAGATACGATGACACTCTTGGCATCACTCCACATCGGAGAGATTACCCCACCGCA